TAGTGATATGCTGTTCGTTCGCAAAGATCGGGAGCGCACCCTGGTAGTGCTTCCCCTGGAAACTTATGAGGCATTTTTAGAATGGATTGGATGGATAACGAAAAAGAAATAGAGGAATTTGTTGTGAAATCGATGTCAAATGAAATCGAAAAAGGCAAAGCGTTAGTGATGATTGTACGCCAACTGCAACACTTCAACGATTTATTTCGAGATCAAATACAGATCAACAGAACAATTTATAACATTTTGGATGAAAGAAAGGAAAGCTAATGCCATACACAGAAGAAAAGATCGGTTATCAAAAGACTGACACAAGCGAGGCGGCTGCGCGCAGCAACTACAAGGGCAAAATGAATATTCGGGATCGAGTGCTGCAACTTTTGCAGAAGGTTCCTATGCCACTGACTTCGCATGAGTGCGCAGAATTTCTCGCAATTCCTGAGGTTTCCGTGCGTCCCAGGCTGACTGAGCTAAAAAACGCTGGCAAGATTGAGGACAGTGGGCAGCGCGGATTAACTCCCTGGAACAAGCAATGCATCAAGTGGAGATCACTTCCATGAAATTTAGTGGCTTAGAGATAAACAATGGGAAGGCTAACTTTGTGTTCTATGGCCCAGAGGGTCGTCGGTTTGAGGAACCAGCTGAGGAATGCAAGGTTTGCCTGGGCAGCGGAAGCGTCGATGCCCAGGCGCCTGTCGTTGATTACGTGAACGGCGGCTTCAAGATGGCGGTGCTTACAACTTGCGAGGACTGCGCTGGCTACGGATACGTGGTGAAAGATGAGCAAGAAGAAAGCTAAACGCAGCGGGTTTCAAAGCAATGCAGATGTAAACGGCTGCGTAAGCTGCGATCGGATCCATGACGTAAAGCTGGGGGGCTGGGTTATCCTGGCCTCTGGCGAACTGATCTGCGATCCTGTTGACAGACATGAATGCTGGCAAAACCTGGTCGAGAAGAAGCGCAATGAACCGAAGAAAAGACGCAGATTATTTGAGGGTTGACGGATGAGAAAAAAGCTGTACGCTAACGCGAGACCGCCAGGGCGAGATAATAACTTAGAAGTTAATAACTATATAGTTAATAACTCTTATAAAGCAGTAACTAATAATAACTATGATAATAACTATAAAGTTAATAACTATATAGGGCGAACGCTTCTCAAAATGTCTCCGCAGTACAAGAAGGCTGGAGAAGAAGCCAGGAAAGATCCGCTGGGCTTTCGTATCAAAAAAGTTTTGAAACTGCTTAGAATGAAATTAAGTACGGATATGTTTATCGAGGCAACGAAACATCTGCAAAGCTTGGATCCGATGGAGCAAGCTAAGTTTTGCCAACAGGTCGAGGAATACTATGCAGATCGATCCTAAGAAAATGACGGTAGACGATTTAAGCATTTTGTTTTTTGAAGCAGCTGAGACTGAGCGGGCTTTACCTGGTGCCTTTCGTAAACAGAAAATGAGCAGCTGGCCCGATTATGTGCAGTCCTGGTCTGCGTATGGCTGGTCTGATGTTGAGAGGATCCGAGTGCAGCCTACTGCCGACCAGGTAGATCGACTAGATCTTGCCCTGGATCTTGGCTTGAAGCTGGACGCAGACGATCGAAAGCTGGTCTGGGCTGTAGCGCATAGCCAGGTTGGAAGGCAGCGTGGGCCGAAGTGGACTAAGCTTGCAAAGATGCTGGGATGTTCCAGGCATAGCGTGAAGGCAGAATATGCAGCTGCCCTGGTAAGATTGACCTGGCGCATAGATGATCGCAGGGAGAGCCAAAAGCATCACGCACGGGCAATGGAGTACAAGACAAAAAAAGCCGCACTAGGCGGCTCTTAGATTGGCTGTTGTGGGCTGTTACTGGTAGATCAATGCAAGGAACAAGCCCATGTAGAGCATGGCGACCAGGCAAAGCGCTCCGATTATGTCGCCCAGGGTGATTGATTTAATCACCTGGATAAAGTCTTTCCAGCTATCCATAGTATTGACCCTTTGCTACTGCCTCGGCGTAAGCAACAGCGCACTTGTCAGTGCAGAAAAAGTCATGCTTGTGAGCGTAACTTTCTCCATCCCATAGAGTTGCAACATAATTGTCGAAATGCTTATCAGAGCGAATTACCTTTAAGTTACCATTGTAGGGCGAAGGATCACGATAACGCGCAAAATGTTTCTTTGCTTTTTTTCCGCACCAATTACACGGTTTTGGATAATTCCACACTTGCATCAGCCACGTCCTTTCAACAATGCATGTATTGCTTTTGCTTCTTTGCCGCTGATCTTTTCACGGCTGGTCTTGATTGCCTGGTCAACGCTCTTTTTGTTGTAACGGGCAACCAGGCCATTGATCTGCTTTGTAACCTTAGCAGTCGGACGCATGTTGTCAGCTGCCATCATATCGTAAAGTTCTTTCATGTGCTGTTCTCCTATTCTACACGATCGTGGATTGGCACGGCGCCGTACCACCGTTGACCTGTCATTTTGTAGCAAGCTTCGCCAAAGCGGCTGTCGCTGGTCGCAGCGTAGTTACCGCCAAACATGTGCCATTTGTCTGCTACATCGTCAGGCACAATGCTAAGTGTCTTGCCGCCTACGTCCCGCACGACAAGCTTTGCAGCTGGGATCTTGTCTGTTGGCTCCCAGGGGCCATCAACATTGGTCAAACAAAGTTCTGTGGCATAGCTACTTGCGCCGCCGTTGGTGCAGTCATAGTCGCTGTCTGCGCTTCGATAAACTGTTACGTGCATTCCCATGTGTTAAACTCCTAATCCAGTGATGCGGTAATTGTTTTCTACAGGTATGATCTCGATAAAGTATTCGTCATAGGTCATAGCCTGGAGATCTACTTTGGCGGCTACTGCCGCCTCCATATCTTTGTAGACGCCGACAGTGTTGTTACCGTACATAGCGATTTTCTTGAGTATGTATTTCATATAACCTCCGTAACTTACATAAACATTGAGACAGTATCTGTCAAGGTTATTGCATCATCATGGCGCCAAGATCCAAAACCTCAGGCGCATCAGGCTTACGTTCGTAGCTCCAAGGAGCATCGCCATAGCCAGGCAACTGGCGAACCATTGCCATGATGAACTGATTAACGTGCCAATCGCCCAGGTGGTCGCTCAAGTAATTGGCTTCCCGAAACTCTTTGGCCTCACAAGCCTGGTAGGCAAAGCACTGAGCAATGCCGATGAAGTCCATAGGCTTTAGATCGGGATCGGGACGGTAAGCTTCTTGCTTACAAGCCTCGCAGTATTCCTCGAAGGTCTGATCGCCAAGCATGAAGTTATCGCCAGGGTAACGCGCCTCGATGCTGATCCAGTTAGCTTTGGCTAACGCCGCTGCCATCTTTTGTGGGCTGTTGGGCTGATGCCCCAAACGGACGTCATTGCGGAACATTGCATTGGCAAGAACGCCGATGTGTTCAGGATTACATAAATAAGCACTCATTAGATTTCTCCTTTGTGATCGAATAGTGGAAGGCCGAAGGTCTGTGCCTCAGCAATGTCGAAAGCCTCGATGGCCTCCGCAACATCAATGCGCAAAACAGGCTGGCTTAGTTTCTTGCGACGACCCCAGAACTCGGTAATGTCTTTGACGCCGCGCTGATCGAGAACTTTGCCGCCGCGCACCAGCTGAACGTGACCAGTAGTAGTAACCATGTAGACATGATTGGGATTGGCAACGTCCTTGACGAAACGCTGCAAGGTAATGCCCTTAGTATGTAAAGGATTAAGTTGCTCGTACTTAACGCCTAGCTTATCCAAAACCTTAATGCGCTGGCCCCAGAAGGTGCCGCCAGTCCAGCGACGCTTACGCTTTAAGCTTGGGCATGTTTCTTGGAACACGCGGAAGCATTTGGTTAGGCTTATGTCGGCAACGACAGCAACAGCTTGGACGCCGCAATGACCGCCGTTAAAAGCACCAGGGGGAAGATCAAACTCCATGATCGAACTCCGTAGTTGGTTGGGAAAATCGTGGGAGCAACGCTCAACCACATGACCTTACTTAAAGCATGAGACAGATACTGTCAAGGGGTTAAATCAAAAAAATATATATCTATTGCTTAAAATACCGAAATGACGTAGATTTATGGTATAATCGCAAGATGTTGTGTCTTTATCATTTTTGCACCATCTAGCCTGTGTGCGATTATGCCTCAAACTCGCCCTGGCTGTTCTAGGTCTCGCACTGAAACAGCTGGGGCTTTTTCATAGGAATAACCATGATTAGTAAAACCGTCACCGTCGAGATAATGCAGAAGATCTGCGATCGTCTTGCTGAGGGCGAGACACTGATGGACATTACAAAGACCAAAGGTATGCCAAGCTATCGCAGCGTCACGCGCGCAGTCCAGGCAGATGAGATCATTTGGGAAATGTATCGCAAAGCGCGCATACTACAGGCCGAGTGGTACGCAGACCATCTGAACGGGTTAGCAATGGCAGAGCTGCCAAAGGTCGAGGATCCGCGTATGCTCAATGCAGAGGTGCAACGCAGACGCCTGGAGATCGAAACACTCAAGTGGACAGCTGCGCGCAACCAGCCATTTGGGATCCGAGACAAGAAAGAAGATCAACCAACAAACACAGCTATCACGATCAGCTGGGCTGGTGGAGATGTGGCAGTGAATGCCAATGAGGAGGAGGAGCAAGACGTTCTGGTTCGGCACTAGGAGAGTGAGACCATACATCCAGCGTGACCGAGCTACGCGCGCGAAGGGCAGAAATGGCCTGTGATATGCAGCAAGCGCATGGCAAAATCACAGCTCGATCCATGCATAATCCGCATAGCTGGCTAAGCTATTGTTTTTGCTCGATAAGATTATCCGATAATGTGAATTATGTTAAATTTCTGCGACCTGCCGACCCCCACCCTCCGCGAAACCGCCCGCCTCCTCGTAAGCCATAATATACCTGACCTATAGTATCTGCCCCTCACACAGCCTGAGAGAGCCTATGAAAGCCGAAAACACTGCCTTGCTAGGTCACATTAACGAATTGCGCAGGATGGTCGTAGAAGGCTCCTCAGCGACTACGCAGTATGAGGCAGCTGTACTGCTGATAGATGTTTATGAGCAGATGTTGACGAACATAGGTCTTTTGAAGTTTGACGATGAGAGCAAGCACTGATGCATATTGAGATACCGTATGAGCCTAGAGAGCTACAGCTGAAGTTGCATAATGAGATGCAAGAGAAGCGCTGGGGTGTAGTTGTATGTCATCGCCGTTTTGGCAAGACGGTTTGGGCGATCAATCATATTTTGAGATCTGCGTTAATGTGCGATAAGCCGAACCCCAGGCTTGCGTATATGGCCCCCACGTATCGCCAGGCAAAGAACGTTGCCTGGGATTATATAAAACAGTTCGCTGGAAAGATCCCTGGCGTTAAGTTCCATGAGACTGAATTGCGGTGTGATCTGCCTACTGGCGCGAGGATCTCGCTACTCGGTGCGGAAAACCCAGATAGCTTGCGCGGGATTTACCTGGACGGGTGTGTGATGGACGAGGTTGCCGACATGCCTGAGAATGTGTTTCCTGAGATCTTGCGACCCGCGCTTTCGGATCGCAAGGGGTGGTGTTGTTTCATCGGTACGCCTAAGGGTCATAATGCTTTCTATGAAAAATATGAGGAAGCTGCTGGGAATGATGATTGGCTATGTGCGATCTATAAGGCTTCGGAAACTGGATTGCTTGATGATGAGGAATTGCAAGCTGCCCAGGCGATGATGACAGCGGATCAGTATGCCCAGGAATTTGAGTGCAGCTGGAATGCGAATGTGCCTGGTGCGGTTTATGGTAAGGAGCTGGAGGAAGCGAGTGCGGATGGTAGGATTACCAACGTACCCTACGACCCCTCAGTTCGGGTTGACACCTGGTGGGATCTCGGAGTTGGAGATAGCACTAGCATATTTTTCACCCAGACGGTTGGGCGCGCTGTGCATGTGATTGATTACTACGAGGCACGGGGCGAAGGACTACCTCACTATTGTAAGGTACTTTCTTCTAAGAATTACCTCTACGGTGAACACAATGCACCCCACGATATTGAGGTGCGGGAGTTGGGTACTGGAAAAAGTAGACGCGAGATTGCGTGGGATCTTGGTTTGAACTTTCGGGTTGTTCCGAAGTTGCCGATCGAGGATGGGATCCATGCAGCGCAGATGCTTATTCCGCGTTTATGGTTTGATAGAGAGAAGTGTAAACATGGCTTGGAATGTCTGCGGCAGTATCACAGGGCGTATAACGAGCGCACTAGAAGCTTTAGGGCGTCACCTGTACACGATTGGTCGAGCCACGCAGCGGATGCTTTTAGGTATTTGGCGGTTGGTTTGCGAGAAAGCGGGAACCGTATCCAGGTTCCTCAGAAACAAGCGATGAATGATTATAATCCTTTTGCAGCATAGGA